CCGTCGCTATGGCCTCGTCCATGTCGAAAATGAAACAGTCGACCAGTTGGCCGTCTACCGGATAGTAGCCTTTGCCTTCCGTAACATAGACCGAATAGGTCGTGGGCATCTTACCTAAAATCATATCATCCTCATGGGTTTAGGTGGTGGCGGTGGTGCCCGCCCCGGAGGGCGGGCCTAGAATTGTTAGCTTAAAACGTCGTGTGCCCGCTGGACAATGCAATGGACCATAAGTCTCTCTTCACGGGTCAGTACTTCCTCGGAGCGAGTATCAATTGCATATATCCCGTCGTATACGTCCTCGAGAGCCAACTCTAATTCGGTCTCGAGCTCCTCGTTGACTCCATAGTCGAGCATATTGCATACTGCGAGTCGGAGTGTGTGGAGGTCTTTGAGCGCTTCTTCCTTCGTAAAATTCATTGTGGTGTCCGTTTAGGTGGATCGGTGGTGGGGCGTGTCCCCGTTGCTGATTAAAAGATACGAATCAAAACCCATGTAGCACAATACTCTTCACAAACGCTTCACAAACGAATCATCATGGCCGTCTCCGCTCTGCAAGATCCGGCTGGCAAAAGGCCGATCTCCTTGTCCTGTCTCCAGGCCCATCCCACGCCAGCGTTCTTGAAATCGCCGGTCATATCGTCCAAAGGACGGGTTCGCAAGAATGGGTCGTCGTTCTCTATCTGCTTAAAATGCAAGGACGAGCACAAGAGATTCGGAACGGGCTCCACTACGTCCGACCCAGGCCGACGCCATATCAAGGTAACGTACTCCTTGTTCTTAGACATTAGGAAGTAGAGCTCCTTGTCGCCCTCGCCTACTCGGGTCCATAGCTTCTTGATCTCGGCGGCGACTTTGACGACGTGTCGGTCGCGGTTCTTGAAAAAGTAGAAATCTGCCATTGTATTGTCCGTTTAGATGGTGGTGGTGGGTTGATGTCCCTATGGTGCCCGCCCCGGAGGGCGGGCCTGGAATTACAATCTGGTCCGCGTCCGCTCCCGGTATACGTCGGCGAAAGTCCATGCCTGATCCTCNTAGAATCCCTCTTTCACGGGATTGTGGGTCCGCATGGCGTCGGCCGCTTCGCGACAATCNCGGATGATGTGCAGTAACTGCTCGTTGGTGCAAGCCTCGGCGGCNTTGCGCCATGCTGCGAAATCGGCGTCGGTTGCTGCTTCNGTCTGTCTCATGGCGTACCTCGTGGGTCTGGTGGTGATGGTGGGGTCAATCCCCGTTTCTATTGAAAAGATACGAACGACGATAGGTATCGCACAATATCCTTCACAAACGCTTCACAGAAGCTTACTCGATAGTGGATTTGACCGGGTCTTTCTCCCTGGGATCACATTGGCTGACCGCCTCGTGCGCTCCGGCGGAGACCGCCGACCAAAATGCCTTGGCCTTGTCGTTCCCAGCCTGGGCCGCCCAGGACGCGTATCGATCGGCCGAGTGGGCATTCTGGGCCTTCCATACAGGAGAGCATGAGTTGATCAAACGTCGCATTGCCTCGACCGAAAACTCCATATAGTCGGTAAAATAAATTTCCATTGTATTATCCTGGTTGTTGAGTGGGAATGGTGCCCGCCCCGGAGGGCGGGCGGTGATTTATGATTCGCGGCTCTCGACTTGCGCCATGTACTCGTCGTATATGGCCTGTAATTGCGGGATGGCGTCCTTTTTTGTTCGGGCCTTGATCCCGTAGAGCTCGCGGGCGTTCGAAAGGAGAGGTTGTCTGCTTACCTTCAATCCTGTCTCGGCCTCGATCTTGAGGGCGGCGATCAGAGTCGCTAATTGGAAGCAGTTGATCCATGTGTATGAGATTCTCATTATGTTGTCCGTTTAGGTGGTGAGATGGTGGTGCTGGCCCGGGCGAGCAATTACCACCGCTTAAAGCTGAAGGGCTCGTCAAATTCAGGAGCGTTTTCCTTCATGTACTTCTTGGTGACTCGTTGTGACACGTTCATCAATGCGACCACGTAGTCAGCCTTGCGCCATTGAGGAGCTTTCGATAGGACGCTGTCTAACTCTGCCTCGACTGCGCTTGTGCACTCAGCGATCTGCTCTTCGCTGTACCATCCTCTTAGCCATCTTGACACTAGGGCTTTGCATTCGGCGGTGGTGATGGCTCTTGGTGCTTCGTCTACGATGTGGATCATTGTTTCTACCGTTTAGGTGGTAAGTGGTGGGGCGTGTCCCCGTTCTGATAGAAAGATAAGCATTCCGGATTATATGGCACAATATTCTTCACAAACGCTTCACAGGAGCAGCACTATGCGTTGTATGCCTTGACCGTGAGACCCTCCGTCCTTCCGGACCTTCCCTCCGCCCAGCACATATCTATCCACACGCCGCCCAGGGCCGCTGGTCCAAATCCCTTCTCGGCCGCCCATCCCTCCGTGAGATCCTCGCGTTTATATGTTCCGCTCGATATGTGGAGCTGTCGATCCTGGCTGGGTCGTAGATTGCGTGCCGTGAGTCGAATACGTGGGATCTCGACCGTCCAGCGTTCGTGGATGTGGCCGCTGATCACAATGTCGGCGTCCGGGACCATGACCGCTCGTCGGTTCGTCTTGATAACGCCGCGAGTCACCGGTGCAGATCCTCCACTCCCGTGGTCGTAGTAGATCTTGCGCGTATAGGAGTGTTCACCGTTCTTGCCCTTCGCGATCGAGACCAACAGCCAACCTCTGTATGGACCGTGCGCCACTCCCAGCCGGTCCGCCAATCTGCGCGTGAGATCGGTGTTGTGGTGTCGCTTCATGGCCGACTCGTGATTGCCCTGAGTGATCACGCCTATACAATCCCTATAAGGATCGAGGAAGGAGACGCTGTCGTCGACCAGCGCGTCCAGATAATCGAGCCGGTCGTGCTCGGGTCGGGCTCCGTGCGTCATGCGTCGATCGCCCGTGGACCTCATAGAATCGAACCAATCTCCAAGTATTACGACCATCGCGCCCTTCTCGCGTGCCTGGTCCATGTGCTTTGTGAGAAGACGCCGGTCGCACTCCGGACTGTCGAAATGGACGTCGGAGAGAACCAGCAAGGAGAAAACGCTGGCCTTTGTCGGCTGGTGACTCTTGACCCGGTGTACAGATAGGTGCAACTGCTCGACGCGCCAGTTCATGGTCTGTCTTGTTGCGATTCGCGAGGGTCCTGCTGTAGCGTTCGTACGATCGCCGGTGCTGTCTTCTCTATACCGCGACTGATAACATAACCGCCGATTCCGACTTGCAAGAGATCCCACATATCCTGGGTAATTGCGATCTCCAATAACCCGAGATGGTGCATGACCACAAGCACCAAAAATGTGAGCATGGTCACGGGACGCCAGGATCTCTGAATCCAGCTCTCGCCCTTGGCCTCCGCTTCGATTATGGACGCTCTTCGCTGAACCAGCTCGGCCTCCATTTCCAGGACTCGCGCCGCGAGGTCGAGTCGCACCGATTCCATCTCCGCCCGGATCTTGTCTCGCTCCTCGTCCGACGTGACCAGCTCGTCGAGACCCGCTACGATCTCACCGAGTGAATCAAAGATCGTCCGAAAGAGTCCCAGCTTCATCTTCTCAGATCACCCCGGTGAATCATCTGTTCGATGGTCTGGATGGTAGGACCGAACCGGGCGATGAACTCCTTTATTTCATCCAGCCTCGAGATGACATCCTTCATATCGGCGTCGATCCGGTCCATGCGCCGCGCCCTCTCCTCCATTACGTCGGTCCTCCTCTCGAGTGATGTCAACCGGTCGTCCTGGTCGCCGTTCTTCGATTCCAGCGCTTGCAACTTGTCGCGGGTCGACTTGATGAGGATTCCCACCGCCAACATCAACAGCGCGTTGAGTAGCGAGATCATAGCCGATGTGTCCATTATACTCTCTTCAACCATCCCCTAATGAACCGCCTCTGTGTCGGCCGCTGGTGGGCCAGATTCAGATAATGTGCTCCTTGAAACGTTCTACACATGAGCAAAATACGAAGACGGTCCCCGGACGACAAGGACTTATAGGCGGTCAGCGTGCGATTGCCAATGACTCCGTCCTCCTCCAGCGCGTTTGATCCTGTTAGGATATTGAGCGACATCTGAAACCACCGCCCGGAACGGAACGCGCCACAATTTACGGCCGTATCGAATAGCTCGGCCGCCAGTTGTTCGTCTGTCCTGGCGATCGCGTCCAGGTTCAACTCGTCCCAGTAGTCCGACTTGTAGATCGCCGCCGCCGTGGCGACGGTCAGATCTCGCATATCGCCCGCATATCCGTGCGACCGGGCGACTCTCTCTGTGATTCCGTGATTTGTAGCCCCGCCCGCGTCGTGTGGGTCGTTGACGTAGCCTCCCTCGTGCTTAAGGGTAGCCGCGAGGGCTCGGTCGAATGCTGTCTTCATGACTTGTGGGGTTCATTCTTGAAGCCGCTAGGATCGAGGTGATGAAAAGACGTCTCCTTGGGGTCTCCTTTGACTTCCCTCGCACGCAAGACTGCTCACCGGGCCTAGCACAGCGGCGAAAGCCCACGTGCAAAAGAAGACAAAAGAAAACGCAACGGAATCCAACGGTTTATGGTTTCTTCGTTTCGAGATCGGTCGGAATCTCGACGACCGAGGGCGTGGGGAAGGACTGCGCCTCCCCGTGTCCACCCGATCGGAGCTTGCTATCGGCCGCCTCGCGTAGCGCCTGGACCTTGTCGGTCGGAACGGGCGCACCATCCCGCCAGCGGTTCAGCAAATCCGTGGCCGTCTCTATAATCAGATTGTCGGAGGTTGGATAGGCCATGCGGCCTATGTGCTGTGTGATTATCGACTTGTCGAGGTAGGTCTTGATCCCGAGATCGCCAGCCAGTTGACAGAAAAAGTAGTCCTCCGACAGATACCGCCCGTTTCTCACGCCGACCCGGAACCAATCGTATCCTTGCTTCTCCTTGCCACCGACCTCGTCGTCGTCGTACGCGTAGTGGTGCTCGGGCCACCGCGCCGCGATCGCCCCGAGTACATCGCGCCGGATCATCATGAACCCGGTCCCGATCTCCCGCATGACAGATAGCTCGCCCTCGTCGGCCAGGGCGTGATTCATGACTGGCGAGTAGGGAAGCTTCTTTTTCAAGTAGACGCCTCCGACTATGCCCTTATCATGCTGTCGCAACCTGGTGATCATGTGCCGGTTGAAGACGATGTCGCTATCTACGAACATCAAGTACTCGAACTCGCTGTCGAGGAACATCTGGGCGATCTTGTTGCGGGCCCTCGGGATGAGACTATCGCCGTTATAGTACTGTACGGTCGCCACCGGGCACATGGGGTCGTTGACCGCTCCCAGCAATTCTTGTAAAATGCCGACTTCCGACTTGTTGTCGTAGCATGGGAAGCCGACCATGACGTCTTTCTTGATCTTGTTTTGTTGCATAGGTTTATGGGATTTCGTAGGCGGTGAGGACGATCTTGTCGTTTTTTAGATCATATTCGATCTGGCTCGGCCGATAATGCCTACCCGAGAATCTCGCGAGCGTTGAATCGAATTTGATAGTCTGATAGGGCCGGACCTTGTCGATCCCGTGTATCGTGACCTCCACACGCGTTTGGTCGATCCGTGCGCTGTCCGCCCCGGTTGCTGTTTTATACGCCTCCATCGACCCCGACAGGTTGATCCCCTCGACGTCGAGGTACTGCATATTCGGAGTGGCCGCGATGGTCTGCGCTCCCCACGTTCCAGGGTCGGCGTAGAAATTCGCGTCTCCGTACGTGGTGTTATACTCTGCCCGGTTCAGTACGGGAAAAGCCTGGGCGAACCCGATGTCGACCCGCTGTTCGCTGTACGGGAATCCCGCCTCGATTACGTTGACTGGTAGCCCGGGCGTGACCCCGCCCGATCCTATGTCGCCGAAATACGGTAGACTGTTTGACGTGTACGTTAACGACGGAGTGTTCTGTATTGTTAGATTCACCGACCGTACGGTTTTGGGCACGATAGTAAACTTGATATCCTCCACCGCGTCGGCACTTATCGTCGTGTTGTTCGTGTTGCGGTTGCGGTGTGTCCAAAAGTTGACCCCGAAGGCCGTCCCGAAGATCGACCCGTCAAGAGCGGCGAGGGCTCCGACCACGTCGAACGCTCGTTGGTTGGTCGCGTTTGCGAACGTGTTCGCGTCGTCCGTTCCGAGGTAACTGCTGCTCAACTCGGCTGGGTCTACCACCAGCGGCATGACGTTTCCGTCAAGCGGTTCGGTCGGCGGCGAGGTCCCGTATACGGGTTGTGTCGTGTTCTGCGTGCCGACATTGCCGAACGCCGTGTCGAGGTAGTAGGGCTCAAAGAGGGTCGTGGCACCCGCCTCGAGATTCGAGACCACGGCCTGTATGAAATCGCCCGTCAACGCCGCCGTGGCTATCGATCCTCCGCCTCCGGTTCCGCCTTCGTAGTGGAAGTTCATCTTTTTGCTTGCGGCGATGTTCTGTACGAAGCAAGTGTGCGTGTTTTGACTGGTTATATATGGATCGAGCTGGAGCGCCAGGTGTTTATTTCTCTCGTCGTATGATACGCCGGGCCAATCAAGCACGAACCTCGTGGGCGTGAACGTCGCAGATCCTCTCTCGCGCAGATACATCGTAACGTTTGCGACCGGTAGGAGCCCCGAGTTTGTGGCCGCGACCGAGTAGGTACCGATCTCGTTAGACAACGCGTCGTACAATGTACCGAGATTCGACAGCTCGTCCTCGACCGTGAGCGTCATCGCGCCTGGCATGGCCGAGACCACATCTATCAGCGATGATGACCCATATAAGTCGAACATATATCGTAGGGATGATATGTCCAGGATGTCGACGTTGGCTCCAGGACTCGCCGTTCCCTGTGTCTCGAACGANAAGTAGATATCCCCGGACGCGATCGCCGCCGTGTTTGTGTAGATCAACATTGAACTACCTAAAATGTGAAATACGTTGGGACGACGTTGGAGACCTCGACGCCCGAGAAGCCGATCGTGATCGGGTTGTTCACGATAGTACTGTCGATAGCGGCTCGCCAGGCCACGTCATCCAAGACGATCTCGTAGTTCGTGGTTGGTACGTCCACGTTCGGATAGAACCTAAGGATCGGCCGCATATTGGACCTGGTCGTGACTGTGACCGGCTGGCCCGACCCTATCGTCGTGGCCGCGTCGACGATGATCGTCGCGTTTGCAGAATACGAGTCCGTGATGTTCCGGGCAAACGCCCCGATCTGTACCTTCATTCCATTATAGGCGTCGTTGAAGGGCACATAGTTGACGACGATGTTCGTATTGAGAGTGTGTGCGCTCGCTGTTTGGAGCGAGAACGCCGTGAGCTCTTTCCCGGTTGGTGCTTGGTTGACGATCTCCAGGAGGTTCGTCGTGTTGAGTAGCCTGGACCACGTTAGAGAGCCTTCGAGTCGATATCCGCCGTGCTGAGATCGGCGTCTGCCGGACAGGGTCTCGTCGTAGGCCGACCCGGTGTAGAAATAGGGCGTCCACCCGAACTCTCCCACGTGTAGCTTGACCGCTTTCGGAGCCAGCGTGTCGGCCGCCGTGTTGTATCCCTGGAAGAAGGTCTCGACCGTTCCATTGTTCGTGCTGACCGATAGGCCGCAAGAGGTGATCTGTCGCTCCATATGTTACGAGTAGCTGAACTGCTGTGATTGGATCTGTTTCTCGCCTTCACGTACGGCGACCGCCACGCCCCGCTGGTCGACGGTTGCGCTCACGTACACGTCGCGATCCTGTGGTCCAGACCTTGCGCCGACGCTTCCCGCCAAGATACGCTGGGCTCCCACGATGTCGTCGTCGTCCTGGACGAACTTGATCCCTGTGAATGTCCTCTGCTGGGATGAACCTCCACCGCCCGCGCCGCCAGGAGCGCCCTTGTCGGGTGAGTCGCCAGGCTCCGTACCAATTATCTTCTTGATCGTCGCCAGACCACCAGCGATGACCGTCGCCGCCGCCAGCTTGGCGAGGGCTACGTTGCCCAATGTGGTCGCCATGACAGACGCGTACGTAATCGCCGCGTTCGTATAAGTCTCGACTGTGGCCGCCGCGATTGCTATCGCCTTGTTGTCCCCAAATAGCTGGTTGGCGATCTGTGTAATGAGCTGTGCGGAATACATCCGCGCCTCGACCTGGGCGGCGGCCAGATCAAATGCGAATTGTGCCTCCGCCGCGTACGCGTCCTCGCGTTCGTGCATGGCCTGGACTCTCAACGCCTCGGACGCCGCGATACCAGCCTCCTCCGCCGACAAGCCCTCATCGATATACTGCTGTTGGATCTGTAACCTGCGCTGGGCGAGTCGTATGTCGGCCGCCTCGACGAACTTCCCTATCTCCTCCAAGCGCTGGGCCTCCCGCTCCGCCTCCGTGGTGAGTTGTTCACCGCGTATTCGGGCCAGTACGTCTGCCAATGAGAGCGTTTCGGCGATCTCTCGGGCCGCCATGTCCGCCAACGTCTTGCGGGTTCCATATAACTCCCTCATTCGCATGGCCGCCTCCTCCTGAGTACGTATGTATTCCGCATACGCCTCGTTCTCTGCACGAGTGGCCTCTCTGTTGGAGTGCGTGAGCTTGTTCTCTTCCTGCAAGAGGAGATAGCGCATTTCAGCCACCGCCTCTTGCTGTTGACCCAACTGCTCCTCGGCTCGTATGGCTTGCTCCAGCGCCCTCTGACGATCCTGTACGGTCTTCGTCTCGTCCTGCGCCTCCAGCCTCGCCTGCGCCGACTGCGCGCGCAGATCGGCTCTTGTTTTGATCAGCGCGATCTCCGCCTGCTCCAATCTGACCTGGGCATCCGAGAGCTCCCCGGCGGCTTTTATGTTGTTGGTTATCGAGACGTATTCCTCATCTAAGATGCCAAAAAAGACGGCCGCGTTATGCGCGAGACTGCTAAATCCGGCCGACAGCTGGGATGTGATCCTGTTCACGGCGTCGATCACCGGCTGGAACTCATTCATCGCAGACGTGAGCGTCGCAAATGCCGTACCTATCGCGACGACCAGCGCACCGATACCGCTTGTGATGAGCGCCGTCTTTAGCCCTTGCACGCCGGCGGTGCTTGCTCCGAGCCCGCTGACAAGCGAGCCGAGGAGAGGATTCATCCCCCCAATCGTTTTCTTGAACGTCCCGCCTACCTCCTCCCACACGCTCCCGTAGTTACCCACGTTTCGCTGGTGGTTGCCGAGCGAGGCGTCAAAGTCTTTTAGCTTCTGATTGTTCGAGTCATACTGCTTCTGTAACGCCTGTAACTGACCGCTCGTATCGTCCAGCGGAATCTGTTTCATCGTTAGAGCCAAGGCCCGGTTCTGCTCCTCGAGCTCCCTGTACGTGTTGGCTGTTTCAAAGAGCTCAGAATTTAGTATGCTGACCTCTCGCTGTTGCCTGTTGTATTCGCGGCCGAGCTCCTTGTTCTGCACCAGGAGCGCCTCGATACGCTCCGCCGACTGCTGGTCTATCTCGCCCGTCTCCTTCGCAAGATCCCGTCTCTCCTTGATCTCCTTCTTGTTGGCCTGAATCTGCCTGGTTAGATCGGCCAGCGACTTGGTCGACGCCAGCGCCGCCTTGTCGAACGCCATGGTCGAAGCCATGGACCGCTCGGTCTCTTGTGCCAAATCCTGCGACGCCCGGGCCGCGTCCTCCGTGGCCTGGGCGACCTGCTCCATGGTCTGGACGATCTCGCCGCCCTGGGTAACCTGGCCCATGCTCTGCCCGATGTCCCGGATCGCCTGTGCTATCGACTGGTAGCTGGCCCCGTCGACCTCGAACTTGACGGTATAGATCAGCTCATCTGCTTGTGCCATGGAGCCCCTTTTTTGGCTTAACGTACTCTGCCGCCAGCTTCGAGACGTACGCCTCGGCGATTACGTGTGCTGGCTGATCAAAAATACGATCGGCGACCACCGGGTCGAAACCCGCCAATACCAACGAGTAGTAACGATATGGCGTGATGTAGTCGATCCATGCTTGGCGATTCGGGTCTCCTTGGCCGCCCGAAATAAACGCGAAGGACCGGTTCCAGGCCAGCGCGGCCCGTTTTAAAGATAGAGACGCTGACTCACGAAAAAAGACTCTGACTCTTGGAGCAAGCTGACCTCAAAGTCGGCGTCCCGGAAAAAGTCAATGCCTGGGAACACGTCGCTATGCCACAATACCTGGGCCTTGCGCATATACCAATCGGCCTTGCGTTTCGGGTCGATCTCGTCGAACCGTTTACCCATGTTCTCCTGTACGTACTCGCGGATCTCCTTGTTGATCGTTTCGAGTTCGGCGAGACGCTTCTCTGTGTAGGGTCGCAGACGGAACGACTTCCCGTTTACGAGCACCGTCTTCTCGAACATAGTCTGCATAGGATCTGTTCGGGTTTGGGTTTTATATGGTGAATGCGGTCCTCCCGCCGACGGATATCATCGGTTCGGAGAATGTAAGACCGTCCCCGGCCGTAGGCGTCTGTAACCTGGTCGTGAGCACCACATATCGTAGGCTGTTGTTTACCGGGCTTATGTTGCGCGTGACCGCTCGAAATGGTGGCGATCCAAGAGTTGATACCGACACGTAGTTGCTAACTATCGTTCCTGTCGCTACGCCAGCTCCATATCCCGTACTGTCGAGATATTCTATACCTATCTGTACTGATCCAACCGTCGCTGGGTCCTCACCCAGGGCCGATACGTCGTAGCTGGCCGTGACCTCCACGCCCTGCCATGGAAACGGAATATACCACGATTCGAGACGAACCGACGCGCCGGACGTCGCGACTGCTGTTTGATTGCCCCCGGACTGCGTCAACGTTAGGCCGCCCGTCGATCTGTATCCATTAAGAAGGGCCGCGTTTCCGGTCGTCACATCGTGCGACATGAGCGCATTGTCGCCAGCGTAGACAGGAACCGCCGCGTTGGCGGTCGTGCTGTCCGGGTAGCCGCTGGGCGAAGTGATCGTCGCCCGGATCGGATTAACTTGTAGGACGTCCAACTGCTCCGTGTACGATAACAGCGACGCGTCCATCCATGTGAGCACCCCGTTCGGCGAGATTCCCGCGATTTGGACCGGCCGCTGGTTCTCGACGATCGATTTCAATACCGCGACGTTGGCATCATCCGTTTTGAGTACGCGGATGTCCAGCGTGTCTGTCGTGGCGTACTGATAGGTCTGGTTGTCCTCGATTTGGACTGTCGCCGTCTCGCGAGTCAGACCGAAGACCGCCGCCCCATCTACGCCCTCCATCACGTTATCTAAGAACACGACCGTCGGCGTCGTGTTGGTGACGTCGAGGATCGCGACGTTCGATAGTAGGTTAAGCATCAGCCCCCTCTTGTTTGGTTAGGCGAGCGTGATCCCTAGGTCGACGTTTGTCGTGCGCTTGGTCCCCGTTAGGCGGACCGCCGTTCGGTTTCCATCAAAAACCTTGGTCCCATTGATGATCACGCCATCTATAACGACGTTCTGTGCGCCGGTCGTTCCCAGGAAGGCAATGTTGCCCTTTTGGGGAGACGTGGACGCGTCCTTGTAAACGACAGCGTCGTCGATCAGCGATACGTTGTAGCAGTTGACAGCGAACGAGACGTCGTACGCGGAAACCAGCGTCTGATTGTCCTCGACTACATCTGTGACGGGCGTAAGAGTGACCTCCGCCGACTCCGTCAAGTGTAGCGCGAACGAGTTCGCGGATGCTCCAAGAGCGGCCGTCCCGGCTGGTGCGATGTTGAGTCCCGTAAAAACGAGGGTTTTCCCGATTGCCATGGTTAGCTTTGCGTTGAGTGTAAATCTCGAATAGCGGTGAATGCGAGGGTCATGGTAACGTATCGGGCGGTGCGGGTGATTCCCGTGTTGCCGTCATATCCGAACGTGTAGATACGCTGGCCCGTGATCGTCGACGCATTCAGCGACCTGGCCCAATCTACGACAGCGTCGCGTATGTCTGCAAGTGGTAGCTCGCCCTGGCTGGCGTCGTCGTTGGTGTAGGCACGTACGACCGAGATATCCATGCCGTACCTGGCCCGGGATAGGTTGGCCTTCTCGTCGTCCACCCGGACGTCTACTATCTCCGATTGCTCATATAGAGCGACTCGGGCTCGCGGGATGTCCTCCCGCTGTTCTATCTCCGCTACCGACTGCCGATATCTCTCATAGATGATCGTGTTGTCCTGCAAGTAGACCGCCAAACTGTCAAGCGTTGATTCTATGATGTCGCGGCTAGACCCCATGTGTCGACCCTCGTGCGTGCTGTTTCACGTGAAACACTATTTCGTCATGGTCTCAAACACGAGCTCCTTGATCGTGCGGCGTAGAGACTCGTCTATGCTTTCTGCGCTCGCTGGAAAAAGAGACCTCTGGCGAAACCCGGCTTTTGAGTAGGTAATTCCCTCTTGATGATATCTGAACACGACGGCCATCTCGGGATCGTCAAACCGTATCGTCGCTCCTGTTCCGGCGGTGAACTCGATCCTGGTCTTTTCGATCCTCTTCTTGCCTGCACGCATTTCGACCGGGTAGGTAGACAGCCCCCGCCTCTGTCGTCGCCTCGCGTAGCGCTCTACGTACTCGTCGTCGTATCGGTCGTTCCCGAACGCTCGTCCTTCGAGTGACTGCTCCTTCATGCGGTCCGCGATCAGTTCGGCCGTGGGCGCGGCGGCGGCTGGGATGAGCCGCGTCCGGTTCTCCATCGACTTCGTGAATTGGATCGCCAGGCTTTCAGATGACATACTTCATGTACGATTGGAGCAAGTGTCGAGCCTCGATACTTAGACCGTTGACGCTGACCCGGCTCGGCTGTCCGGTTGACTGTCGGTTCTTGTACTGCAAGGAGATCTCCTGCAAGATCGCTCCTCTGATCGCTGGCGGGCACGACCCCGGCTGGTACCCGCTCTCATAAGTCACCCGCAGAAACTGCCCGTCGCTCGGGTTGTCCACCATGATAGACTTAAATTGAAGTCCCTGGACGTAGTAGTCCGTCCCAGCGACGAGATCCGTGACCACGTTGTCATAAGTGATCGATTGGACCGAGGTCACGTCGCCATGCGGTCCATATGGAAGCGAGACATACTGTCCGAAACGATCCCATTGGCTCTGCCTGGTCCGCTCGTATGTGTCACGCCCGATATACTCCTCGATCTGGTTGGAGACCGCTTCAATGAGCGTCTCGATGTAGTTGTCGTCGATGTTCCCGCTGACCCGTAGGAACGACTTCGCGTCTGCCAGGGTGATCGCCCAATCGACGTTCGGGATCGTGACGACGGTGTCGACTGGAAAATTCTGTGCGGTCCACACGCCCGTGAGGCTGGTGTGCTCCCGGTACTGAAAAGGACTACCCGAGGTCGTCTTGGTCGAGTTGATCATCGGCCTGTACCTCCACCGCGTATCCGGCGTTCGTCATGACTATAAAATAAGCCTCCTCTGCTGGGCTCTGTGACGTATACTCGACCTTGGCCTGGTAAGACCGGGCGAGCGTGTTGGTCTCTTGCCAATACCATGGCTTGTCGAAAGTGACCGTCATTTCTTGCTCCTCGGCGTTCTGACCTTGTTTGACTTGGTCGCCGCTGGTTTGGTGCCAGCGACGATCGCGGTGCCGTTTTCCAGGGCCCGCTTAAATAACAACCGCTCGTGTGCGTGGCCTGGCTGGTACGCTTCTCCCGCCTTATATTCCTTGGCCGTGACGCCGTCGAATGCGAGCGTCGTGTCCTTCTTGAATTCTATCGGTTGGTCTTTCATCACGTCGCGTTGCTTCTTATGTGTCTCCTTGCCCTTCCGTTTGCCCTTCCCCGCACTCCAACGAGTGGCCCCCTATGCAAGGCCCCCCGAAGGATCGCGTGCGAGGAAAGGCAAAGGAAATGTCCCTTAGGAGGTCGTCGGGACAGTCTTGGCGTAACCAAGGGCCGCCGTTACGGCGACGTTGGCCGCTACGGCCGCCGCCGGTACGAATTCAGCGAATAGATATCGCTTCTCCGGAACGACGGACGCCCAGAACGCCGTGTTTGTGCTGTTTAGGGTCGGATTATAGACCACCCGCGCGGCGGCCACCGCTGTGGCATTTGCGCGTGTGTTGTCGTCCGACTCGTAGAAAGACAGCGTGACGTCGTTATCCGTGCCGATATTCGAATCTCCGATCGACGTGACCACCGCCACTCCCTCGAAATCTGCCGTATCGACAGCTACCGAGTTGATGTTAGCGGCGAACGTGCCAGATCGTGGCGTTATCGCTACGGCGTAGGACGTGATCTGCCCGAAATCAAATGAAGCCATTGTTTTTCACCTTTTGGTTTAGGATCCCATCGTAAGTTGAGCGATCGCCTCGCTACGCACGACAGCACCACCCACACGCGTCATGGCGTACAGGTTGGTAACGAACGCCGCTCCCTCGGTGTATGGATCTCGGATCATGTAGAAATCCGTGTGTCGAGGTATGAGGTATCCATAGTTGAAGTCGCCGTAGAGCACCGGTGCTTGACCGCTCACGAAGTTGCCCGACACAAGACCGACGAGATCCGGTGCTTCATAGACCGGAGCCCCGAGGAGTCGTGATGGCATGCCAGCCTGGAAGTTAGGCTCCCACGTGTACTCGAGACCGTTGGTCGAGCTGAGCACCAGAGATCGGATATACGCCATCGTTAGACGGTTGACCATCCATGAACCATTCCGCTGATAATGCGTCTTGATCTGCTGGGTGAGTCGAATCAACATATCCGTGGTTAGAGCCAATCCACCGGCCGTATAGGAGGTCACGTTGCCCACGATCCCCTTAGGCTTGTTGACTCCGTCGCCGTTGATGAACGCCGTTCCCAGCGCTTTCTCGAACTGCTCACGAATTGACGTCGTGATCTCGTTCTCGATGTCGAACGCGCTGTCCTGCTCTTGCTGGATAGAGAATGCCACGCGTGCTCCCAGGTCGTGGACCGGGATCTCCTCGAATCCAAACGTGTCGTTGGTCTTTGGTAGCGTGGACGCCTCGCCGAACCAGCTGGCCGACAGCGACGTATTGCGCTGTGCCTGGCGATAGGATGGCGCGGACGTGTTGACCACTTTGGCCACTTGCATGACCGGGCTGATCTCAACGATCTGCTTGTTGATGTCGGACGACATCTCATAAGGCATGAGAAGAGCGCCCGCGCTCTCGATGTCGTAACGTACGAGCGTCGATTTCTGGCGGTCCGGCGTATTGCTGGTTACCTTGACTCCTTCCATCTTCGCGTTGACGGCGGCGATCCCGCCCTTCCCGAATAGGCGTACAGCCTGGCCAAAGGTCTTGGCCTCTTCGCCTCGAGTCGTTTTGGGTTCGACAGTTGCGACTCGCTTCACTTGGAATTCGAGCTCGTCGAATCGCTTCTGCCATTTGGCCTCGGCCTCCTTGTTCCCGGTTAGGACCGCTTGCTTCAAGCCGTCCATCGAGGATCGAATGCTGTCGACCACTTTGATGTTTGACATTGTCTGTCCTCTTAGTAAGTTAGAGCGTCTATTAATTGTTTGAGGTCTCTGTCGAGTGCGACCAGCGCGTCTCGCAGATCTGGACTGCCTTTTGGCGCGTCGTTTGGTGCTGGAGCCGTCTTTTTCCTCGCCGGCGTCTGCCAGGCTCGGCGTTTGCGCTCCAAATTCGATTTGCGGTTCTTGGCCGCCGTGATCATCGCCTCCGTGTTCATTGGAAACGGCGTGATCGATACTTCATGTAGTGCCAGCTCTTTCAAGCGTCGAGTCCCGTCCGGACCGGGCTCCGACTTGACCGTGTCGTATCCGATCGATAGACCCATCTTGACTCCCCGGTCCATCAAGAACTTGATCCGATTATAGGCGGCCTGGACCTCCGGAACGTCGAGCGGCATTTCCGCCTTCATATATAGGCCCTTGTCTCGATCCTCCAACCGGGCTACCCCAGCGACGTCTCTGCTGTTGTATCCGTGATCAAGCAACAACGGGACAATACCCTCCTTGTGGTTGAGCGTCTGCTTGAACGCGCCCTTCTCCACGACGTCCCCGCCGAGGTCTGTGTTGCCGTAGGTCGAGGCGTAGCCCTCGATATATCCTGTCTTGGCGTCCTCATCGATCTCGATGTCGAGCTCCTTGACTTTTGCCATGATCCGGCTCTTGGGCGCGTCCACCGTTTCGAGGTCGTCCGTCTTGGTCAGAGCGTCGAACCTGTGTCCAACCATCACGCCGCTGGCGGTCCATCCGCCCTCGGCTCGCTCGTATACCTCGATCAGAGCGGCTGGGTTGTCCTCGGACGCCTCGAGCGTGAAATCCGTGTCCGGTACCTCGAGGGTTCCACTCGCCATGATCTCTTCGATCCTCCCGTAAGCTTCACCGCCAGCGGACTCCCATCGCACGAAATCGCCAACAACGAGCTCGTCTGGCTCGGCCTTCATCTCCTCCTCCTTTGCGCGGTCGTCCATCTTGCTCCGTTCGGCCTCTAGCTCGTCGTATTTGCGGTTCGCCCATTCCATCCCCGGATCACCGCCCCACAATTTCCATGCAATGAGACCCGCTGACGGATATCCGTCGTCGCCAGGACTCGCGCCCTCGGCTTGTAGGTCTTGTTCGTGTCGTGCGAAGTACGAGACCATGCGTCCTATCGTGTCCGGTGACAGATTGCGCCGATTCATGATGTCGCGTGCTCTTGCAACGCCGACCTCCGTACCACCGCGTCCGTGCTCGTCCCGCATTTCCAGGCCGATTCTGGCCTCCTCCGCCATCTCCTCCGTCGGTTTTAGATCCACGTCTTCGATGGCCTTCATCTCGTCTTCGTCCTCCTCTTTCTCCTCGTCCTCCTCGCCGTGAACGGCGGCCACCTCCTCGATCTCCACTTCGTCCTCATCCTCCAGGAGCTCGACGTCCTCGTCGATCTTCGACATCGCGTACGTCATATAGTCGTGTACGTCCTCGAAAGGAAGCACCAACACGTCGTCCGTCGCTACATACTCGGTCTCCGTCTCGGCATATATGCGTACGTGATAGACGCTCTGATCCGGGTCGACGTGTTCAATGATCCCGATTCCCTCTGTCCCGCCCTCGCGGTCGAAGAAATGGACCATGGTCTCTTCCGACATCGTGTGCGTGTCCTCTTGCTTGAGTCCTTCGGCCTCTTCCATGATCGATACTGCGGTGTGTGCCGACTGCTCATCCATATGGCAAGCCACCTGGTCGCGACTGCCGTCCTCGTTGATCTTATAGATCATTGCGCCGCCCTGGCGACCGTCGGCGGTCTGGCAACTTTCATTGATGACTTCGTATGGCATTTTATTTCTCGATTAGATCATCGATCTCTTGTGCGCCTCCGCCCGAATCAACGAAAGCCTCCTGGTCTAGGCGTGAGGCCTCGAACGAACGAGCGAGTGCGTCTGCGGTTGCGTCCTCCGACCTGGTGTATCCGAGCTCATCCCTCGCCTCGTTAGGCGTGATGATCCCCGAGTCCACGGCATCGACGAGTCGCTTGACTCTCAACGCCCGGTCTTCCTGGATCACGTCGATGGCGTCGACGTCTACCAAGATCTTCGGTTTATCAAGATAATAACGACTGAGGCGTCGTGACAACTTGGCGTAGAAGCGCCGCGCGAGCGGGATACAAGTCTCGAGGTAGAGGGCCTTCCTGGCCTCCTGATAGTTGGAATAGGTCTTGTTCGACGCGTCGTTCATGAGCTCGGACGAGACCCCGAGAGCCATAAAAATGGAGCGCATGGACTGCATGATCGCGTTGCTCCACTCTGCGTCGTTCGGGTTCACCGCCAGCTTCTCGAATGTGATGTTCTCCGAAACGACCTTCAACCGGTGACTGTGAGTCGCCCCGGATTGATTCTGCCACGAGTCCTTGAGCCGCTCCGCCTCCTCCTGTGTTATACCCGGTGCCTTGACCGCCAGACTCGGCACTCCACCCCCGAGGGCGATGTTCTTGTTCCACGTGATCGCGGCGTTGTTTAGGTCGAGTAGCTCACCCAGCGCCACGCCCGGACTGATCCCGTGGAAGTACTGGCGCAGATCCTGGAATCGCCAATATATGACCTCTTCGGTCGCGAACTCGATCTCCGTGTTGTCTCTGTATAAGTAACCCGCGATCGGCTGTGTGGGCGTGCCCAGGACTGGGTTGATGTTCTGTGATGGTAGCACGACCAGCCCCAGCGGCCGCCCGTTGCCCGTGGATTCGATGATCTGGGCGTACGCTTCGCCTGTTACGAGCCAATATGACATGAGGGCCTCTACTAGCTCCTCTCGTCCCTCGTCGCGATCCAGCATATCGAGCACCGGATGGTCGGCTGAGCTCAAACGTCGACCGCCGCTGTCGTACTCCACCTGGATCGGCATAGACGCTACGGTCTGTGCTATTAGATTAACCGCCCGATAGAACGCGGCGTTGCGTTCGTATCCTTGCTCGATCAGACGTCTCTTGTCCCAGCGGTTATAGTCTTCCCAGCCTCTGCCCGCGATCATGGCTCGATAGGCCCGCGACGGGAGGGCTTTTTTCAGAATGTCGCCTATGGACCCTAACAATCCCATGATCGGTCTGTGTTTTGTTTCACGTGAAACGTCTTATACAATAAAATAGTGGTTCTTCGAGCCCGGATAATGGCGCGAGAAAAAGTACCACAACGCATATCTGGCCGTGTCTGCGTCGTGCGTGCGGACCGCCTCGGCCTTATAATCCTGTGTCTTGTCCAGGTCTCCGTATTTGTCCAGCTTGGCCGCGTTTAGAGACCGGACCACGTGCTTCTCATCCCGGTCAAAGAACACGAGCCCCTTGCCCAGCGCCCAATTGACGCATTGAACCGTGTCCTTCACGAGCGGATTTGAATCTGGGACTTGGAACCGGAGCATTGCACCGTATGAATCATAGAAGATGTCGCGGACGCCCTTCCACATAGAATCTGTCGAAATCGCCGTCCTGTTAGACCCGCTGGCGTCCCCAATTAAAATACAAAGACCCCGGTGAGATCGCAACTCCTGGACCAGCCTACGCGCGCTGTCGTACACCGTCGGTTCGCTTAATTGCCAGGACCTCACGCACGCCACAATTGGGTGAGCCGTTTCGGCCAGGCCGATCTCTTGCCATCCGCTGACTGCACAGTACTCGACGTTGAAGTCCCACGACAGGATCAGCGGCTTGTTCGGGTCGTATGGCTGGGCGACCACCGCCTCTCCTGGAATCTGGAACGCGCCCGTTCCTCCGATCGACACCCGCGCTCCG